GAATTCTCCGCGTAGTATCGTTGAGAGTTTGTACCCTTCAGGTTGCCGCCGGGCGGCACCTGAAGTCGTGTTGTCATTCCGATATGTTATCGGTGTGATGATCGCCGCCCTAACCGCCGCAGAAGCGAAGGTGCTTGGAGTCAGACGTGATGTCTGGTCCCAATCGCCCGAGTCGCCCTCAGATTCTTCTGTTCGTGAGGTTAAGGTGGATTTCACCGTTGAGGTTGTGCCAGTGGACGAGTGGCTCTACGTCTTCACCCGTTGTAAGGTGAAGAAGTGGTCGTTCGACACTGAAGTCTGTTGCGCACATGAGGACTCCTCGCGGGCTGCTTGGTGGCATGCCGGTTTTCTGATTCACGATGACTATTCCGGATGTCCCAAGTTGATGGTAACATGGTCTAATAGTGTCAGTCTAGGAGAACTTTTGAGACACAAGCCGACGGGACTCCAGACATGGGGTTCTGACAGTGTCAAAGCCACCAACCATCAACCCACTGCTCCTTGGCCTCACAGCTATAGTACCTGGCCAATGGGAGTCGCCCAAGTCATTCATAATTGGAGCTTGTACAAGTTAAAGCCTTGGTCTACCAATCAGTGCGTTTGTTTCCTACATAGTGCAGATATTCCACATGATTTCATTTACTATATGATTACTGATTTGTTGACACCATTGTTGCTTTCTTTGCCTAAAGCCCCTCACCACAAATACCTTCTAGACACGCACAATGTCATGATTCAGAAGGATGATGGTCAATGGATGACTTCCCCTCCATTTGATTTCACGGACTTCCTGTCTGAAAAGGAAGATTTCTGGAGCATAGCCGTGGAATCCTCATTTGTGTCTAAAGCACCTCCTCTTCATGCACACGGAGGCTTTTATAGATCAAGGCAAATGAGAAGCATATTCTCCGATTTTTGTGTGTTCGCCATCCCCAAGTTCATTGAACCTTGCTTTATGACAAAGGAGCTCCAACTTGTAGGAGTGTCCAGTCCTTCAAGTGTCCAAGTGAGCGGAGGATGGATCGCTAAGAAATCGACAAAAGACGGTGGCTCCCTCAAGAGTGGTTTGGTCTTGAAGTCGGTTTGTATGCCTACAGAGGAAGCTATGGAACACACCACAAGGAGTTGGTCCTTAGATGATTTGCCTAGAGCGAGACAAGAAGGCAGTTTCTTAAAGATTGGTAACCGAAGAGGACGTCTTTGTGTAGCATTGAATATGCCAGAGGGAGGATGCTGGTGGTGGGCTCTGAACGCTTTTGTGCAGATGGACAAGACTAGCGTTCCTTTGACCTACTCCACCGATTCAGCCGTCTTGGAGATGTATGCCACTGTTAACGGCATTCCTATCTCTAGAGACAAGATGCCAGATTGGGGTATATGGATCGTACCTTGTGGATCCACCTGGCATGCCCTAGCCATCAAGCCCGTCGACTGGATTCGAAGACAGTGGGCTGCTGTCCCTTTGATGCCCAGACCTGACACTTTGGTCAAATCATCTGCTAAAAACTGGTATTCGTGGAGGCGAGAAGTAGATGAATGTGTGTTGAGCTCTGTCCAGAGCCAGTCTTTTGGATTAGGCCAAGACTGGGAATCAGATTGGTATAAGTATACCTGCACCAGAAAGATAGAACCTCAAAGCCCATGCTGGGATGATTGGGAGGTTAAAGATCTTTCAAAGACTTTTTGTATCTGGTGGAAATCCTATATGATGAAGGACAAGACTCCTGTTAAAGTATCTGGTAGTTTAACTGAAGAGGAGGTTTTGAATGTTTCGTTGGTTCTTTTGTTCACCTGGACTGTGTTGAACGCTAAGAAACTGCTGAAAGACTGGATGTCAATTTTGATGATCATAGTCTTGTCCATAGTCCACATGGAGTTGCTTGCGAAAGCACTCGTGGCATGCATCCAGATTATATCCGTTACCGGAACGCAGGCATTGAGGTTGACCTGGAAAGTTTGTTACGGAGTCTGGTTGGATTTGGGAGTAGAGGGAGATGCATTGGTGTGGAAGTTCACCAAAGCCAAGAATGTAGTTCTTGACGCTCTTTCTCTTGACCCCATTGTCCGCGAATTCCTCGGAGCTAGACGTGCCCTATTGACATGGTGGAATCCATTGAATTACTATCGTTGGATCAAAGAAGATTCTGTGCCATGCATTCAAACGAATAGTTGTCTTGCGAGGAAGCCGAGGTTTAGAATTGTGCCATGGACTGTTTATGAATGGGCTCAATTTTACTTCGGAGAGTTTGTCTCTTACTTAAGTAGAGACTTAGCCGAACTTGTCAAGATCGTGTTAGCCTGTTTGAAGTGGATAGTTCAAGTAGGTTCGATGGCTTTAGGATTTCATATTCCGTTGACCTTGTTGTGCCTTGTCTTGGGCATGATATATGATGGCTGGGTGAAAGATTTGGTTGTTTCATGTTTTACGGACACTTCGGTGCACGTGAATTCTATGAGAGTACCATATCCCCTTAAAGACAATTCTCTCCTGCTGGGTCTCTATGCAGGAAAAGAGAACTGTGCTCCCGACGGAAAGCATGCCGACATCCATGAAGTGAAGGACGCACATAAAGTGGTCCGATACGACGCTAGAGGATGGAATGCAGCCAGTCAAGACCTTTCAGGCCTCAGCGTGTCTGCATTGTCTGTTCTGACATCGAATGGTGTTGGATCATCAAACCAGGATCGTCTTAGAACGAGCCAGACCCATCATGGACACCAATACCTTCGTAAGTGTTCGGATCTGATGAGGTTCAAAAATGAAGTGTTGATGAAAGACCATATGAAAAAGCGGCTGAGTTTAGACCCCAATGCCAAGTTCCTGTTGATTAATGTCGGCGCGAAGTTAGGTGCAGATAGTAGTAGGTGGAGACAAGTGTTTGGAATGAGC